GACAGGATTTACAACTTCAGCTACAATTTCTGAGTTAATTAACAAAAGGCCTATAAATCGCAAAAGAAGAGTTAAGATCACTCTTAAAGCACCTCAGAATCGCAATTTAAAGGCTACACAGCGACTTTTAAAGGTCAGGGGTACTTAGTAACCCCAAACCTCTTTTCTAGCCTCTAGGACGGCTGTATCACGCCAAATCCAATCGTCAGGGTTCGGAATAATGCTATCTCGGACATCTTCCTTAGAATTTACTGATTCAAGATACTTACCCATAACAGAAATAATATGCTCACATACTTTCATGGGACTATCATAATCAGTTAAGTTCATAGGCTCAAACTTAGCACCAGATTTATTTGCTATTAGATACCAAAGTTTCTGATTTGCGTTTGTACCTCTATGATAAATGGATTGTTGCATAGCATGAGACATAGATAAGCCAGTAGGTTTACGCTTGGTCGTTTTAAGATCAATGTAAAAATCCTCTTTTGTTTGCTTATCTTCAAAATGAAAGTCAGTGTACCCGATCATCGGTATTCCCTGAATATCCAGTTCTACTTCCTTTTGATAGCCTATAAGATTCCATTTGAAACCAAACTCATTAAATGCTTTGACTCCCTGATCGAACAAAGGAATAAGATTATATTCTTCCTCAGTTTCTTTAGGGTCATCAAACAATTTACAATTAGCTTGGAACTCATCAAACATCTTATCTATTGCCTCTTGTTTATCTATTCCATTTAGCCACATATTAAGACCAGACTCTACGGCTTTACCTCTTTCTGCCGCCGCAGATGATGGGAACTCGTATTTAAAGATACGCTTTAAGGCCCAACGATCTCTTTGAAATGCAAACTCGTTAATATGACTAAACGATAAGGGCAACAAACTTTTAATGTTACCATCTTTATCTTTCGTATCAAACTTTTTGAAATGCTCAATCATAATACGTCCAAATGGTTTTCAGTTGCTTTTATGTTGTTATCAAGTTCTACAATAAGTTCTTTACACTTTTCATAGATATTGCTCTCTTTACCAAACCTCTTGATATACATATTAAGACCAGCTTTACATAATGTCATAGTTTCAATATCACTATTATGCTTATCAAAAGCCCTCATTTTATCTAAATCGAGACCATCTTCCATTTCTGCAATTTGATCTTCACTAATACAAAATAATTTTTTATCTTCTAAACTCATAATTACTCCATTAGTGAATACTCAGCAAAAGTTTTACCTTTTCGAGTAACATTGTTAGTTATGATTGCGTTCCCCTGTTCTCTTAAATTAAATATTCTTGCACTTAATCTAAAACAACCAAACTTTTTTAACGCTGTAAGTGGGGTTATCTTTTTACCTGATTTTAGATAATCAAGTATTTGTTGGTTTTGTGTTAGTTCTGGCATAATGACTCCTTTCTATAAGTTATTTTTTGCCAATTCCCTTTCGTTTACGACCTTAGTTCTGAGGTCATCACGAAAAGCCTTAAAGGTTTCGTATCTAATTTTAGAACGATTCCTTTCTTTAAGAGTAGTTTTATAAATGAGTCCATTTAATTCTGTTGTATTCTTATAACTGCTGTTACGAGTATGTTCCAGCGTTAATTCTGCAATAATCATTTTCTCTTCTTTTTTCATCAATTCTACTGCTGTATCATTATCTGAAAATACCAAACCTAATTCCTCTTGTTTAGTGGATAGAATATTTGGGTTAAAATCTAGTGAATAAATATTAGTCTCCATTTTGTTCAAATTCCTTATCTGCAATTTTTTGATCTAGTTCTTTTTGAAATTCATCGTTAAGCTGTCTGTGTTGATGTGCTTGCGTATGACAATGACGACAAACTGGAAATAGATTGCTTGGTACATTGTATGAGTTTTTTTTACTACCTCCCATACCTTTTGATTTTAAATGATGGATTTCTACTGCTGGTCTTTGGTAGCAACCCCAACACTGGGGGATATCTACAACAGATAACCCCCAGTAATCAAAAAATATCTTTCGGTAATTTTTAGATATTTTTGAGGTTGTCATTAAATGCTCTCACTGCATTTTTAGTCAAATCGCTTA